CGTGTCATCGCCGGAGCTGCCGATCTGCGCGTCATCGCCGGAGCTGCCGATCTGCGCGTCATCGCCGGAGCTGCCGATCTGCGCGTCATCGCCGGAGCTGCCGATCTTCGCGCCATCGCTAACAACAACATCTTCCGGTTTCGGCATCTCCTTTATCGTTTTTTCATAAAGGAAATCAACGCAAGCTTGTATAAAGCCCTTAAAGCCAAGCTTGAAACCGATTTTTATAGTACTTGTCGCGAACTTTCGCCCGTCGTCCGTGACCGGCTCGTCGATTGCCTCAACCGTCGTGAACTCGCTGAACTGTCCGTCCGGCTGCACAAGCGGATAATAGTCAAGCGTGTCAAACGGGTTGACGCAGTAGTGCGTAACACCGGAGCAGCAGATACCGTGACCGTTTTTCTTATAAACGGTATCCTCTTCGTACTTATGCCCTCGGCATATCAAGCCGGGGTTGTATGCTTTGTAACCTTTCTCGTTCATTGTTGACTTACCCATCCTTTTCATTTATAATCGAATTTGTTGATATACCCAGCCGCTTTCTGATCTGCTTATCGGGGGCGGCATTTTCAATGCCTGTGAATCTTCGTGCCGTCTGGCATGATGAAGAAATCCGCGTCCGTAGCCGGTGTGTAGCGCTTGCCGTCGAGCTTCCCGGCCTTGTCCATGTCAGCCCAGCCGTAAGACTGCGCGATCTCGCGTATCTCATTGGCGCGCTCGGTGATTATGTCGAGATAGACGATCACGGCAAACAGCGTCAACGCGAGAGCGCCGACGATCAGGACACTTAATGTCTCTATGCTCATTTTTCCTCCTTTATCCCCACTGTTCCGCCATTGCCGCCGCTATGCCGGGGAATGTTTTGCTGCGTAATTTCGCCGTCCGTGGGTCTGACCACCGCAAAATTTTCCCGCTTTCGTCCGTTGCATAATTTGCGCTTGCGTTTGTGCTGTATCCGCCTGGAAGAATTTCACCGGGCGATACATAATTTGTTGGCACCAAACACGGAAGATTTTTCAACCACAAGCAAGTAGTTTTTCTCGCTTCGTCGCCAAAAAAATAGGGCTGGATTATCTGGTCAGGCTTGCGAAAAAGTGTAGACATTGCACCGACAGGGTTTTCTACGGCAATTCGCGGAACATCAGCCAGCGCAAACGATAGAAAAAACCTCGCGGCATCCAGGCGCGCAAGCAACCGCTTTTTTGCACTGTCGCCATACTTTTCCAAGTTGAAGTATCTGTTGCCAGAGACGGTAAGGTAAGTGCACGGCGGGTGCGCGATGAGCAAGTCCCACCGGCCTACGTCATGCGCCTGCCTATCCATTGTAATCACTCGCCCTCCATCTATAGCTTTCAGCGCATCGCCCTTGATGTGCCACTCGGGATGTCCGCCGGAGCAATCCTGTATATCGCAGCTGTACGCCTCGTGACCGCGTTCCCGGAATGCTATGCACACTCTCTGCGATTCCTCACAAGCTATAAGGACTCTCATTTCCCGGCCTCCTGCCATGCTCTTTCACTCGCCGCGCTGCGCGCCTCAAGCTCAAGCACTCCCTGACGGAAGAGCACACCGAAGAAGTAGAACACCCCGGCAGTGACCGTCAGCCATCCAAGTACGCTATCCATATCTTTTCTTTCTCCTTTCCATTCCCGCGCGCAAGACTTCATCAGCGTCGGGATAATTGTGTTTCCTTATGTACGCTTTCTTTGCTGCGTTCTCGCGTTCCTGCGCCTTGCCCGCCGGGCAGTCTGCATGACAGCCGATGCGGCGCAGCTCACAGCCCATGCAGGGTCTCATTTGCCTGTCCTCACGAACCGTATAAACGGCTCACGGAGAACCTTGACGCGGTTGCCGCTCTGTATTGCCGGAAACTCAAGCTTGCCCTCTTTGAATTTCACGTTGATATCATAGGGCTTGCAGCCGATGACGCTTGCGGCCTCCTGCGGTGTTAATGTGGCCTTGTCCATGGCCTCGATGTCGTCAATGGTCACTCTTTTTCCTCCTTTTCATTTGCCCCGCTCCTGAGTTTGTTTCAAGGCCGTTTCCTGTGCGTTTCCAGCAGTTCGCGGGGCTTATAACTTGCCTTTCGGCTTGTTACCTCTCAATTTCAAGTGCCTGTGCTATGGCGGTTGCTATCTTCTCATTCTCACGAACGCCGCACATGAACGCCCGTATGGTGCTTGTGGTATAGCCGGTCATCTTCGCTATGTCCACATCCGTCAGTCGGCGGATTTTCTTCTGCTCGGCTATCTTGCCTCTGAACAGTTCGTATATGTCGCTCACCCCCTCTGCGTTTTATCAGAGAAAACATTGACAATTCGCGGTAAAAGTTGTATTGTGAAAGCGCCAACAGTCACAATACGTTCTTGCAGCTTTTTCGGAAAATCTTTCCGTTAGGGCTTGGTTTTGTGTTCCCTTTTTCGTCTATCAATGTTTACAGTTGGTATCTTACATCAAAAATTCGTGTATGTCAATCGCATTTACACTAATTTTTGATGTTTAGCGCATTAAACAAAAATACAGCCCCGCAATTAGCGGAGCTGTACAAAAAGGAGATATAGATATGATTGTGATTCCTAAAAGCGCCAATAACATTCTAAAGGAGTTGAGACATTCTGCTGACGGTTCGTTAACTATTGCTGATCTGGCGGCAAAAACAGAGATATCGTATCAGGAAGCACAAGCCGCGTGCGAATATCTGATTGACATAGGTCTCGTTCGACGTGGTGAGCCAAGGGAACACACACCGGATTACGTTGTTATTACTGCTAAAGGTCGATATAGATGCTATTACATCTTCAATGCTGGGGCAGACTTTGTTATGAGAAGTATTGTTGTTCCTACTATCGTTTCTGTCGCGGCAGCGATTATTGTTGTGCTGATTCAGTGCGCGTAAGGGTCTTTAATATAGATTACACCCGAATCAATTCTGAACTGACAATCCCCGTATGTTTTGCCCCCGTAATTGCTGACAGTCCACTCGGATTTCTCGAAGTCCTTACAATCTACGTCTTTTCTGCAAGCGATAGCAAGTGCGCGTCTTTTATAGACGTATACAAAACAATGCTTACACCCGGTACATTCATTGCCCTTTAATGGTAGCATACCCTTTTCTGTTGCGTTTTTTATCGCTTCATTAAGCCCCATTTCATAAGCAAGCTTGTCCTCAAGCTCCCGGATTCTTTCTTCGTACTGTCTTTTTTCTGTGCGCGTCATCGTTTGTTCTCCTTTCATTTGTAAGTCGGCTTAAAATACTGCGTTCCCATGGGGGGAGGTGGTATTTGACGAGATATTACACAAGCTCTCTGCGTGAAGCTATGGACAAGATAGCTTCCGGCTGGCGGCTTGATAGTATCGCTTGCTTTGTCAGCAATGGCAACTTGAGCATCATCCTATCTAAGTAACCCCAGCGGTCTTTTCCATTTCGCATAATTCGGGGACGCAGTATTCCATGCCGACTTCAGTATAGCTATATTTACATCAAAAATTCGTGTGTGTCAAGGAGTCTTGTCATGTTTTATGAAAACCTGCTAAAGCTGTGCAGTTCGCATGGTGTAAAAGTTACAAATGTCGTTACTGAATTAGGATGCAGTCAGGGGAGTATGTCGCATTGGAAAAAGGGCGGAACACCCAATGCGGCAACGTTAAAAAAATTCGCTGATTATTTCGACGTGTCAACAGATGACCTAATCAACGGCGTTGAAAGTGCCAACAGCACCGTTACAGCTTCGGATACGGAAATTTCAGCAGAAAAGCGGGAAATGATTAACTTGATTTTGGCGTTGCCGGATGACAAGGTAAAAGCTCTTTATCAGATAGCAGTTCAAGCGCTCGCTCTGTAAACCATTTGAATTGTTCGACGTTCATCTCGCATACCATGTTTATTAGTTCTTCTCGCTTCTTTTCCACTTTTTCTTCTCCTTATATTATTTTCGACAAATTTCACTTGATTTTGACAGCGCAAAGTGTTAACATTTAAGTAGCGTAACAATTTATTCACATTATATAATGAAAAGGGGTAATGCCTATGTATTGTTCGCAATGCGGCGCGCAAGTGCCAGACGGCACTAAATTTTGCTCAGAGTGCGGCAAGCCGATGAACAATGAAACCCTTGCTGTATCTGGTGGCTCTGCGAACTACTCTATCTATCGTGAAACTCGCGGGGCTGGTATGGCGGTGGCCGTGAAGATTATTGTTGATGGTCAGCAACTTGCTACTGTCGGTTATGGCAAAACGCAGAATGTGATACTGCCATACGGTCAGCACATTCTAAAGTTGACTTTTCAAGGCAAAAGTGCAGAGCGCGTTATAAATATTCCGCAAGACACGGGATGCTCTTTTGGACTCTCAGGGCTGTCATGCACACCCGAATTTACGGCCTCACAGTCCGAGCCGTCTGTCTCCCCGGCAATGGCATATTCCCCGCAACCCGCAGTTTCTCAAACCGTCGTTGTTAACAATGTCGTTCACAGTGGCAGGGAAAAGAATAAATGGGTAGCGTTCTTACTTTGCCTATTTCTTGGGTTTATTGGTGCCCATCGCTTCTATGAGGGGAAAGTCGGCACCGGCATACTCTATTTGTTTACGGCGGGTTTATTCGGCGTTGGTGCTCTCATTGATCTGATTATCATTCTTTGTAAGCCCAATCCGTACTACGTGTAAGTAAACGCCCCGGCATTGGTGGCAACCTCTGCCGGGGCTGTAACAGATATCCTTGTAAACCGACTTATCTGCTACGCTTTTATAGTAGCAGACCCAGCGAAAAATATCTATACGGATAAGTCGTTAAAACAGATTTATATTTCATTAAAAATTTTCGAGGAGATGTAAAAAGTGTCTGCTATTCAGGAATTGCAGCCGTATTGTGACGCTTTTCAAGGTCGAATACGTAAGGCAAAGGATAGTAAAGGTTACACTCTGCAAAGGCTGATCGACGAATCCGGCGTACCGAAATCGGCGGTAAACAATATCAACGCCGGGAAGCAGGTCAATCCCTTGCTGTACAACGCCGCCGCGCTGTGCAAGGTGCTTGACCTGTCGCTGGATGATTTGTTCGGGCTTGAGAAGCCCGTTGACAGTCCGGAGGGGCAGCAACAACGCATTCATGAGCTGGAAATCGACAACACCCGGCTCACCGCCGTTGATGAGCAAAAGGATAAACGGCTCGAAACCGCCCGTATTATTGTCGGCGTTCTCGCTGCCGTGTCCACGCTGCTGCTCTTGGCGGTCATAGGTTACATGATTATCGACGCGCGCATCCTCAGCGATGGTCTTTTCCGTTCTGCGGGAGTATCCGTGTTCTTCGTTTTCCTTGTGCTGCTTGTTATTGCGGCGCTTGTCGCCATCGGCTACGCCTTGCGGTTTTTGTTCAGGAAATAAAAATAGCCCCCAGTCGTTAGACCGGGGGCGTTGTTATAGGGTGATGTTATGCAATGCCGAAAATGTAAAGAAGAGATCCCCGACATAAGCAAATACTGTATGTTTTGCGGCGCAAAGCAGCAGTCGGAGCCGCGCACGGTAAAGAGCCGGGGAAACGGTATGGGCACGGTTTACAAGCGCGGAAAGACGTGGACAGCAAAGGTAACGATAGACTATGCGACCGGGAGTGACGGCGTGTCGCGCCCCGTCTCGCGCACTAAGGGCGGCTTTAAGACAAAGAAAGAAGCGGTGAACTATTTACCCGTCCTAAAGCTCACGCCGCGCGAGAAGCCTAAACAGGCCACGTTCAAGCAAATCTATGAGGCATGGCAGCCGACGCACCGCGCTGGGAAGTCTACGATGGATTGTTACAAGGCAGCATATAAATATTTCGCGCCGGTCTATCGGCTGTACATTTCGGATATAGACATTGACGACCTGCAAGACTGCCTTGATGAGTGCAACAAAGGGCGGCGCACAAAAGAGAACATGAAAGCCCTATGCGGCTTGCTCTACAAATTCGCCATCCCCCGGCACTACGTCACGCTTAACATGGGGCAGTACCTCACCGTGAGCGGCGACAGCGGCACGAAAAACGCGCTGCCGGATGATGCCTTACCCAAGCTTGAGAAGCACGCAGACGGCGTTTTCGGCGCGTCTATCGTGCTGTGCCAATGTTACCTTGGCTTTCGTCCTGCCGAGTTTGTAACGCTCGACGCGGCGAATTACAACAGCAAAGAGCGGGCATTTATCGGCGGCGCTAAAACGGAGGCCGGAACGGATCGCACTGTCACCGTCTCCCCGAAGATTCAGAAATACATTGACAAGGCCATGCAGGGCAAAACCAGCGGTGCGGTGTTCACCGATGAGGACGGGAAGCCGTTCACGACCTCACGATATCGTGACCTGTTTTATTCCGTGCTTGAGAAGTGCGGCATAGACAATCCCATCGTCGAGCGCGACGGGAAGAAATTTTACACCTATACTCCGCACAGCTGCCGTCACACATTCGCAACGCTTATGAAACGTGTCGACGGAGCGGACCGTGACAAGCTCGCTCTCATCGGCCACACAAGTGATGAAATGCTGCGGCATTATCAGGACGTAAACTATGCGGATTTGAGGAAGATAACAGATGCACTATGATGTTGATAACGGCGTTGATAGTTTTTCTTGAATAGGCTCTTGAAGAGCCATATTTTGATACCTTTCTATTATCAACCTACTATCAACAAAAGCCCGCAAACCGTTGAAAATAGGTGCATTTTTCGTGAATGGCATTCAAGAGGTCAGCGGTTCGATCCCGCTTATCTCCACCAAAAATGACAGGATTTACGAAGTTTTTTGCGAATCCTGTCATTTTTTTATTCCGTTCCGTTCTTATCCGTTCCGTTCTATTATCAACGTATTATTAACACAAATTCGGCAAAGGCCGGGGATTGTCCCCGGCCTCCGGCTTAGTCTACGACGCACTCATAATATCTTATGAGCTTATCGTCTGCTGCGTCCTTGTCGCAGAGGAACGCTTCGGCAAGATCGGCGTAGAACTCTGTGTTGTTGACGTTGAACTTCTTTGCAACCTTGAAATAGTCAGAGTATAGCATATTCATTGCAACATAGAACTCTATCGGATCGCAGTCGTATTTCTTCTGACTAAGAAGATTTGACGTCTGATCGTAGCTCCAATGTGCGCCCCTGCTGCCGTCCTCATTTTCAAGATCGTGCATCCATTCGTCCGCCATCTCGCGGCTCATGCCGTTGTACATACTGCCGCCGCCATAACCGCGCTCATAATCCCCGCCATAGCTCACCGGATCACCCATGCGCGGTGCATCGTAGTCAAAGCCTATTCTGCGGCGCTCATAGTAATCATCCCGGTAGTTGTCGCGATATTCGTTGCGTGGAGCGTAACGGCCATTATCGTAATGCTCGCGCCCCCGTCGGTCACGGTATTTGTCCTGCGGCTGATAGTCGCGGATTCTCATTATGCGGTCGGTTCTGCTCATGCTGCCGCACCTCCTGTTGCCGCGTTAACTGCGGTAAGATTGTTGCTCGGAGAGCAACACGGGTTTCCGATCATGCGGAACGTTGCGCCCGTTGAGTTCGTGACAACGATGGTGCTGTACTTCGTCCGCGTCCGCACTCCGCACGCTGTCACCTGTGCGCAGCAGCGGTTTGTCAGCGGAAATTGAGTTGTCCCCGTGCCGATGGTGAACACGACCGGCGCGTTGATCGTCGCCGTCGCGGGTATGGTCTGTGCCAACACGATACAGTATTTCCCGCCGTTGGTATAGCTGCCGTCCGGGAGGTTGACAACTACGTTGCCATCGGCAAACGTTATCGCTTGGCTGAGTATCAGCTTTGGGCAAAGCTGACATACGGGTTTACATGACATAGTAATCTCCTTTCAAGGGCGGGTTATCCCCGCCCCGATATCAGTTTTGCTTAATAGTTGCCGCAGCCGCCGCAACCGTTCGCGCCATACGAATATGGGTTCTGCACCTGATACGCCGGTATGGGTGCAGGGCGCAGAGTGTTGACAAGGTAGTTATTCTGCGCCGCCTGAGACGCCGCGAGCTTCAGTGTGGAGTTCTCCGCCTCAAGCTCACGCAGTCGGTTGTTCGTGAGGAAGTTGAGAATTTCTCTCGTCCCCGCGTTCTGGTTGTCGGTTATGTCACGTGCTGCGTTCTGGATGGTGTTGCGCGTGTCGCAAGCCTGCGTTGCCATGTCATAGCGCACCTGCGCGATCGCCTGTCGGTTCTCACAGCAACATTCCTGTGCCTGCATCTGCATGGCGTTAAGCTGCTGCATAAGTGCCGCCTGCTGATTGCATCGGGCAAGCTCCGCCGCAGAGAATCCGCTCGTCACGGCCTGCGTCACACCGGCAAAGCCGTTAAGCATTCCAGTGTTCATCGCGTAGAAGCCGTCACAAACGCCGTTGTTCACCGCGTCGATCTTGCGCTCAACGTTCGCAAAGTCGGAGGCAAGGACATAGCCATCGGCTACACCGCCGGAATTGCCGCCGCCGAAGCCATAGCCGCCGTTGCCCCAACCGAAGATCAGTGCGAAGATGATGATAGCCCACCATCCATCACCGCCGAACATTCCGCCGCGATTGGAATTACCGTCGCCCTGCCCGGCGAGAAATCCGCTCATAAAATCGTCTGCCATAAAAAGTCTCCTATCAGTTTATTTACATCCGAGCCGTACGCTCTCGGTTGCATCCAGTGAGCGGCTTTTTGTCAAGATGCCGTAAACTGATAGAATATTTAATTGCAAGCTTGCCACAAGCCCGCCTTTATGCTATACTTATTTACAGAAAAGCTTCCGCGCTTTTTCTTTCTGCCTGTTCCGCTGTTGCAGCAGCGGAGCGGGTTTTTATTTACATCAAACCGATATTCTTAGCGACTTGCTCAACTGTCATGCCGCGCTCTTTCGCCATGTTCTCGGCCATCTGTTTGAGCTGCTCCGGATTTTTCCCCTGTATCATGCTGTACGCTTGCTGCATTCGCGGATTTCGCCCCGCCATCTGCTGTATAAGCGTCATGGGATTACCACCGCTCCGGGCAAGGTTTATCAGCCCTATCATCGGGTTATTCATCATCGTCGTCTGTCCTCCGTTTCTTCTTGGGTGTTAGCTCCGCCCGAAGAGCGTCAAGGTCGGCTTTTGTCGCATACTCCACCGGTGCAGACTGTTCCGGTATATACCGCTGAAACTCGAAGAAGTCAGATGATCCGGTCTGCTGGTTAAAGCGCTTGAGATAGATCATGCCGTGCCCCAAGTCCGGCATTACGACACCAAGAGAGAAATAGTCCGTGCTCGTTGCTACGGCCTCCTCACGGCTTGTCACGGGCTTGCAGACGTACCCCGGCGGTGCTTGCTGTACCTGCTGCATAGGCCGCTGATAACCGCCGTAGAACTGCTGCTGTGACTGTTGTGGGGACTGCTGATAATACTGTGGGTAATCCATTACGTCACGTCCTTTCTGCTGATATTCTCGCATAAAAAAAGAGGGCTAACCCATCGGTTAGCCCTCATCAACACATTATTTAGCCATCAATCGCGGCAGCTATTTTGTTTTTTATGCTCCGTATACGGCGCTCGACTTTCTCGGTGCCGTACAGCTCGGTTTCCGTTTGAAGAGCAAAGGAAATTTGCAAGATGCTCATTCCCCGCGCCCTCATGCGGAATATGGTCAACTCCTCGTCGGTAAAGCCGCAGTCGCGTTCAAACTGCTCCTTTAGTGCTCTCGGAAATTGCAGTTTGTTCTTCTCCCCTGGCGTTATCAGACTGGTTTTTATTTCTGCTGTTGTCGTTAGCCTCACTTCCTATGTACGCATTATATAGCATGTCTACAAGGTTTGCTGATCGCTGGTTCAGCCCATTCAAGCGGCAGAAATTTTTCACGGATTCTTTCATCTGTCCTCCGTTTTGTCGGTTTACAAGGATTTTTTGTTTGCGCCCACGTAGGCACGCAGGCCTTTGACTGCACGCGGCGCGTGTTAATAATTATTCGTTTTGCCCATCTGTTTAACGATCTGGTTAGCGCCGGTTGCAGCGAGGCCGGACACGATACCGACGGCGACAGCGGTTATGTAATCCGTCGCTGGGAAGTCTGGCATGATCTTCATGCCGACGACGCCCAGCGCGCCGCCGCAGATCCCGCAGATAACCGGAATCCACTTGTTGTCAAGGCCAGTAACCTTAATACCTTCGCCGATGAGATACGCTATGACGGTGATTGCCGCCACGCTCGCTATGCCTATCATTTCCATGTTTGTGCTCCTTTCTTATTTCAGAAACATGCCCAGAACATAACCTGCTACGCCTGAGATGATGAGTCCTACGACTGTGTCCCAATACTTAGCGGGCTTGTCCGTGAGCTTTTTTACGTTGCTCTTGATCTCCCCAACGTCGGTCTTGATGTGCTCCTGCTCATTAGCCATCACCGACATGGTAGTCGCGAGCTTGTCCAGATTGTCCTGTCGGACTTCGAGATCGTCAATGCGGTGCGTGTTGCTCTTACACCGCTGCTCAATCTCTGCGAGTTTAACTGCTTCGTCCATGTGCCTTTACCTCATGCTTAAAGTTAGGGTTCTATGTGCTTATAGTTACTTTCCCTGCCGGTCATACCAGGATTTTCTTCATTCCCGCTCACCTCCCACTATGCTCTTGTACGTGGCCGCGCCGCAGATGCCGTCAGCTTCAAGGCCGTGCTCCGCCTGATAGGCCATGAGCATGTTACGAGTGCGCGTTCCAAACTCTCCGTCTATCCACTTTGGATCATAGCCGAGATATTTCAATGCTGCTTGGAGCATCGCAACAACCACGCCGGTCTGACCGTCCTCCAGCATGGGCAGCTCGACAGTGACATAGCGTGTCGGCTTCTTTGCGGCCGGCGCCGTGTCCGGTTCTGCCCCGGTGTACCTGAGCACACAGTCCCAAGGGTAATTGTAATAGCTGCGCGTGTATATCTCGCGCCCGGTCTGGTCGCCGGTCTGCCCTCCGGTCACGCCGCCGAGTTCATTGATGCTCGCCTGTACAAGCTGTCCACCGCCTATATATAGGCTGGTGTGATGGACGTGGTTCAGGAGCACATCCCCGCGCTCAAGCCCCGCGCCGGTCGAGAGGTTGACGCTGCCGGTCACGTCCTCGAAGCCGTGCCCCAGCATGTCCCCGCGCATGTTGCCCGTGTAGGTGCAGCTGAGGGGAACCCCGGCCTTTCTGAATGCGGAGATAACAAGGCTGCTGCAATCATAGTCAGGCCCCCAGCGGCTTGTCTGGTCGTAGCCGTGGGTATCATCTGCGGCGATCCTCCGTGCCCACGTTACGGCGTTATCAATCACGCTCATTGGGCTCCTCCTCATAAAGGATGGTCAGGCCGTAAGCCTTGGCGGCAGCGTGCTCGAGTATGCAGCCTCTGGCGTTCTCCCATCCTTTGCAGAAATACGCCGCATGGCAAAGGCTCATGTTCGTTATTGACCTCGCAAAGAACATCAGCGGAATATTGACGACACCGCGTTCCTTGCATTTTGCGGCGCTGTACCATTCATCCGTGAACAGTGTGTTCACTACCTCGTAGCCCCTGCTCTCAAGCGCGGCCATTGCCCGCTCTCGCGTCGCTACGATTTCCTCTTCGGTCTTGCCGTTCATCGGCTGTGATAACATTGCTTTCATCTGATTTTCCTCCTTATGTTACTGTCGTAAATCTTGAGAGCAGCCACCCTGTCGGGTCTACGCTCTCTCGGGCATCTTCCGTCAGCAAGCCGCTGTCGGTCTTATCGTCGTCAGGCATCACTCGTCACCTCCGTCCATCCATATACGCCGGGTTCCCATACATTCCCGTCGAGATTAGATATCCAAGTCTTTCCGTTGTGCTTGACCTTGTCGCCCTTGGCGTAGGGGTTTGTGCTGCTCGGCTGCTCCCAATCGGGTATCACTCCCGGCGTGGGCATCATTACCTTTGCCCAAAGCGACGGTGCATCCGTGGGTGTCCATGTGCTCTGCGATGTGTGAGCTTGCAGGCATTTATAAAGTACGCCGCCGTACATTACTCTGTCGCCTGCGGCATAACTTATGCCATCGCCGCGCCACGCAGGAAAGATGATAGGAACAGTCAGCGCCTGTTCGTCCGTCAGCATCGCACCCGCGCCGTTAATAGCCGCGCGGAGCTTCTGTGCATTACTGAGATAGCTCATGTGCTGCCCTCCTCTTCATCTTCATCGGTCACGCCCAATGCTGCGAGAGCGGCGCGCATGTCCTCAACTTCAGCAGAGCTACCACCCTGCTTGATCTCGGCGATACGGGTCAAACACCGTTCTGCTCTCTCTTCAATGGTCATGTCGTTACCTCCAACGCGTTTTCGATGGCGGTCAATGCCGCTTCATACTGCGCATTCTGCGCAGTTACATACGCCGCCTGCGCCGCATAAGCGCTGCCCAAGTCCTTCCACGGGGCGAGAAGCTTGCAATCAGCTCGGGTAAATTCGCCGTTTTCAGATACCCACCTGTACCCAACAGGTTTGCAGCGATAGCTCTCTATGAGTTCAGGGCATTTGCCGTTGAAAAACGGTTCTTCGTATTCGAGTAGGCCGCCGGTATCGGTGGTATAACATTTGAATCCGTTGTTTGTGTCAATGTAGATTTTCACGCTATGCTCCCTCTTATTCAAGCCAGATCTTATTTGTCTTGATCGTTTGCAGGTTGTTCCAGCCATAGACACGGATGCCGAGAACGGCAGAAGTTATTCCAGTGAGTGGCATTCTGAATATGCCTGTTTCGCCTGTAGTGACCGGGATTTCAAGTCTTGCAAGCGTATTACTCTCAGTGAAATTATACTGATCTGCCGCATAAAGCCACGCTTTATTGTTGGCGTTAGTGCCGGTATTTTCGGTGATGTTCGCACAGAAATACTCAAATTGCCCCTTGATCACTTTCTGCTTGGTATAAAAGTTACCACTGTATGACCATTCGTGGCTGCCGCTGCCGAAATATGTTCGGTTGCCGGTTATGGTCACTGCGCTGTCGCCCACTGTGACGTAATTTGCATCATTCACGGCGAAGCCACCCGTTAAAGATGTATTCTGATCTGCGCCCGCTTCCCAGAGTATCGTCTCAAAAATCAGCTCCACCGTCTCAACCTGTCCCTCTGCAGTGATCGATACTGCTTTGCTCTTACTCTTGCTGCCGCTGACGGCTTTGACTGTCCATGTCCCGGCTGATGGGATAACAAACAGTGCTCTTCCGGTGGTATCTTTTGCCGTTAGCGTCTTCGCGCCATCAGTGCAAGTGCAGGTTGAACCGGTGGGATATGTGACTCCGATGATGGCGTAGACTTTGGCGCTGCTGCCGCCCCTGCGCGTTATAAAAGCTTCACCCATTACTTTCTCACCGCCTTAATTTGAATGGCGATATCAACAGTCGGCTTTTCTGCCGCATAGACCGTGAGTTTATTTTCAGCCGTGACCATTCGATAAATGTTCGCAAATGCTTCAATTTCAGTTTCTGCGGTCTCGAAAGCGCTTGATGCGATCATGTCAACGAAAGGATTGTCATCGGCGGTCAGGCCGGTTACAGTGACATCGTTTGTGTATGGTGTCGCGTCGCCCGTCCATCCCGCGGCGGTTATCGTTGCGGTAAAAGTCTGTGACACTGCGCCGTCTGCAATCTTAGGAGCTGTTACAACGCCATCCGCAAGACTTGCGGTTCCTATGCTCCCCGCGGTTATGCCGCCTGTCGCATTGGTGATGCCGCGACCGTTCCCGCCATTGACTATGATCGTTGCAATGGGAATCGTCACCGCCGCCGTTGGCTTTTTTTTAGCCAATATCTCAAGATAGCCGTCAAACGAGAACGACAGCGGCGCGAAATTGCCGCTCACTGCGTCGCTCTGGTTGAATGCCACTATTGGGAAATCGTCTCCCGTCGCGCCGCTGACCGTGATCTGTGCTTTATAGCTGTATCCCGCGAGGGATGAGGTATCCTGCGTCCACGCCGATACGGCTATCACCTGATTCTCGACATATTGCGCGGAGATATCCGCTGCGCGGATTTGGCCGTAGTTTACCCATTCATTACGTAGGCCGTCGAATATGTACAGGTTATAGGGTGTAATCGCGCCCACGCTGTAAGCGTCGCCGACATTCTGCGGTGCGGATGCCTGCAACGCGGCAACTGTATCAAAATGACCTAATATTTTAAGAATGCTGCCAAACGGCACAGCACCGATGTTTTCGCGTGCCTGAGCTTTCTGAGATTCAGACAGCTCCTGTTCAGCATTGAATCTGACTGTGCCCGTCCATGTATCTTCCATTTCCTGAGCGAAAAGTGAACTCCGAAAGTATTCTGTTGCCATGTTTCCACCTCCTTAATAGTAAATAATGAGGCATCCTTTATAACCAGCGGTTCCGGCACTCCCTTTGCCGCCTTTACCGGGGATGTTAGATTCTTCTTGCGTGTACGTGGTTATGAGAACATTGTAAACGTCATTCCACCAGTAATGGTTTGACGCTCCACCGCCGCCACCACCACCTGATCCGCCGTTGCCGCCTGCGCCGTATAGCTCAATGGTGGGCTGAGCCATTGTAGCGTCTGCGCCCGCGCCGCCTGTAGGCCATTCATAGTCCTCGTTTCCGCCTGTGAGGTCTGTTGCGTCGTGGCCATTCGCCCCGGCAGCAGCACCGCCGCCGCCGTTGCCGCCAAAGCGCCATGTCATGTTTTCGTGATATGCAGTCGAATAGCTTCGTGCTCTGACAGCCTGCATTTTGCCGCCCTTGCCGCCCTTGTATGTTGTACCGTTGTACTCAAGGTTGCTGCCATCTGAGGCTTTCTGCGGCGATGCACCTATAGCCGGATTACAGCCGCCGTTGCCGCCGTCTGCGCCGTCAACGCCATCATTTCCGGGTAACGCATAGACTGCGCCGGAAAACAACTCGACGAAGCCAGAGCTTGAAGCGCTGCCATTTGCTGACGAATAAACGTTTTCGGCAGCGTAAAGCACCGTATTTCCGCCGACGTTCTTATAGCGGATAAACGCAAGACTTTCGCAGTCGATAGTCACGGAATACACCTTGCCGCCCGCGCCACCCTTGCCGCCTTTACCGCCTTTGCCGCCCGCGCCGCCCGCGCTGTCGTTACCGTAGCCGCCTGTTTCGCCATTTTCGCCGGTCGCACCGTCTGAACCGCGGCCGATTAGAACGCAGCGGATTTGTGGGGCATCTTTTTGAAAGACGCTGCCCGGGATATCCCATCGCTGTTCTGTGTCCGTCAGTTCGAGAACCGCACGGCGGGCAAACGATGATCCCCCGGCAGCAGGTGTGTAATTCGTGATAAAATCGCACTCTGCACGCCGAAATGATGATGTGTTCGTAAGCATTCTCGAAAGAAACCCTATCATTTTTTCTTTGAACGGATTTTCGATATTATATCTGCGCCCAACACGTTCTTTGTCAACGACTATCGCTTGTGTGACAACTGTTGTGTTGAAATAATAGCTGCTGATTCGCGCAAGGCAGTTTTCGCTATTTGCTGTTGTTATCAGTGTCGCGTCTTTTACAGTGACGACCTTTTCAATACGCGCGTCGGAATTTTCTTCGACAAGTAGCTTCGTGTTATGGACATACGGCTTGCCCGTGAGTATGCCGGAGCCTTGAATGATTGCGTAATTCGTGCCCTTTTCGGAGATAGTCATGTCACCCGACGCGGTGATAGAATCCGGGTATATCGGATGGTCAAAAGTCACTGTGGTCTGCGCTAATGACTTGCCGTGAGTGTCGTAAAGAGTTTCTTCTTCCGTGCTCGACAGATAATGATAGCTATGCTCGGTAACTTCAACGCGGCTCGCCGTATCGCCGTACTTTATCGAACCACTGTCAAAGATTCGGCCTCGCGGAATGTCATATGTGTCACGCGCGCTCAGGAAAACAAAAAGCATTTTCCCCGTGTCGGATTTGGATACGATCACGCCATATGCAATAAGGAGCTGATGCAGGTTGTTCCGACGCGTGTCATACGGCAGCCAACCATAAACCTGTTGTGAAGCAACTTCCGGATCAATTTCGTATTCGTATTCCGTGCCGAGAATTTCGGCAAGTACCACGTCGAATCTTTGGCCAGTATATACGCCGCCAACGTGCCGCTGGTTGTCCATCATCCCGACCGCCGAAACACAGTTAAATTTAAAGAGATCGCCGCTCTCCCTTGTCACCGATTCACAGTAAAACACCCCCGTCTGGCGCCCGTCATTGAAAAACCTCGTTGGCGTTCCATAGGGGACATCACGAATGTCATAATTCCATTTGCTGCATATAATTTTCCCGTCAGCAGACAGAATCCCGTCATAAACATTATTGTCTTGAGGGAGTATCTGGTATCTGACATAAAGGGCATATCTGACGGTCGGCATGAATTGATCTATATACAGCTCTTCGCCAACAGCAGATATGCCTGTTTCTTCGAGAACTTCTTTTATGGCGTCGTTCTCAAATGTTAAAATTGGTGATTCGACGTCACCAATTACAATCTTATTCGGAATTGCAAACATCGAATCACCTTTCTATAAGCGGAAATGCGTCAAAAGTCCACCATTCGTGGCCGTCCATGCTCATCACAAGCGTGGCCACGTTGTTATTTGAATACATCTGTACGGTCTCTATTGCGCCCGTATAAGGGTTTGAATACGTGACCGTCACATATTCCGGCAGCATAGCCGCGCAAGCTGTATGAGCGTCGTCGTCCCAAAGATCACGCAATTGGACATCCAAGCGGTACTTTGTTGCGACCCTATCGCGGTACATGTACGCGTCAAGCGTTCGGCCAGCATTGGGGCCGTCGCTGTCCGCGCGTGTCACCTTGAACCCCTCGGCAGCTACCCACTTAGAGAAGTCGACGCCGTCTATTTCAAAAACAAACATATTAGTCCACCTCTATAAGCGATTTGCCGTGCATTCTGGTTTCGCGTTTCGTGTAGTTGTGAAGCTGTTTCGACACACGAACGCCGTCAAGCTCTACCACTGGATAGACCTCTATCGGGCTGCTGCCGCTATCCTTGCCGAACCTGTCAAGGAAGTTGCTTAACTTCTCTGCAAGCTCCGGGGTTATGCCGGTATAAGTAACCGCCGCATTGGGCGGAACTACTGAACCCGTAGCAACTGCCGGAAGCGCGGGCATAGTCATTGTGGCGAGCTGCGCCGTCATACGGTCAAGAGCATTCGGAACAAGCGATATCTTGTCTGCGATCCGAGAGAAGATATCTTCGTCGAACAGCAGCGATGTAATCTCCTGCGCGACTGAGCGTATCCATTCGGTATTACGCTCAAGTGGTATGATCGCCTCTTTACCAGCTTCGCCCGCTCCGATAAGCGTTGCGCCGTCAACAATGCCGCCTTTGGCGTACCAGTCCACGCTAAAATGTGGTACACTCGGCGGTTTAAGGCTGAATTGGCCGCTTATTGAGAAGTGCGGCAACGGGATATGTGGAAAAGAGAGTTTCTGCGCGAGCGTGGTTTTTATGGTCTTCCACGCGGATTTTACCTTGTCGCGGATGTTGTCAAACTTCTCGACAAATTTATTTTTAAGGTCTTCGGCTTTCGCCTTGATATCTTCAAAGCTTTGTTTTGTCGCAGCTGCAAATTCTGCGCCCGCTTCTTTGAGCTTGTTCCACGCTTCTTTAAGCGGCGTTACGACGTGTTCATCAAACCATGCGGATATTTCGCCCCAGTAGCTTATAATGACCATCACAAGAGCCACAACCGCCGCAATCGCCACGGGAATCCAGCTCCCTGTGAGAAGCGATATAGCAATTCCGATTGCGCCCAGACCAGCCACTATCAGCGCGCACGTTTCATGTGATAGTTCGCCGGTTGCTATCCAGTCCTTAATACCCACGACAAGCATTGTTACGCCGCCCACTAAAAGGGTGATAGCGCCTCCGACTTTGCCAAATGCTAAAAACGCTCCCACCGCCGCCGCAGCAGCGCCGGAAAACATTTCAACAAGGTTTGTTGAGTCGACGCCATTTTTCCATCCGTCTATTGCCCCCTTAATGAGAACTGCTGTTCCCGCAAATATCGTAGCAATGCCGAGTATCTGCTTGAATCCGCCTTTTATAAGCCCGAGGTTTTTAAGGATGTTTGCGAACTTCCAGCCCGCAAGAGCCGCGCCAACGGCAATCACAATGTCAAGGATCGTGTTGAAATTGTCTTTGAGGAAATCGCTGATTTCAACATCTTCATAGTCGAGGCCGGTTCCGCCGCCTCCACCACCCCCGCCACCTCCGGTGTCGTTGTCCTGCAAAACGTTCAGTTCGTCAATGCCCATGAGTTGTTTCTTTGCTTCTTTAGCTGCATCCGCTGCTCCACCAGCAGCACCAGCGAGTTTATCCATACCAGATGTAGCGCGTTTGAACGTGCCTCGCCCTCCGAGTAGAGCGAAAAATGATGCGATGGCATTTATGGCCGTATTAATCCAGCTTATAAGCGTTTGCAGCACCGGTATAACGGCGTTAAGCACCGGCGCAAATGCTGCCCCCCACGTTGCTTGGAGTCCGGCAAGAGACGCTTTAAGGCTGTTTATGTGCGCCTGCGTTTCTGGGTCATTTTCCGCATAGGCTTTTACCGCATCAACTGTATAATCTTTCAGCTTGCTAAACAGCGTGAAGAGTGTGCGTATGCCTATGCCGTATTTGAGCAGGCTTTTTACACCGTTATTAACAGCAGCCTGAGTGCTCTCGAATATGGCCTTGAGGTTCTTACCCTTTGTTGCGTCCGTTATCTGCTTCGTAAGTTCACCGGCGCGTTCTTGCGCTTGCTCGAGTTCCGCCGTCTGCTGTGCAAGCACATCAAGTATCTTGCTGTCCTGCGCTTCAAGGCGCTGCGCCTCTTTTTCTTTGGCTTGCATGATTTTCTCTTGCTCCGCAAGCTCGGCCTTGATTTGCGCCTGGCGCTGAATTTCGGCAATATATGTACCGGGGTCAGCGTTGCCGGTTATGCTTGTTTTTGCTTCGCTCTCAGCAAGCGCCGCTTTCAGCTCTTCGACGCGGTTATATGCTTCAACCGCCGCGTCCTGCGCCTCTTTGAGTTGTTCAACTATTGGCGCTCGCGCTGATTCATTTTTTGCGATGCTTTCTTTGAGCTTGCTCATCTTGTTTACAAGCTTGTCAAGCTCTTTTGAGGCTTGGCCGTCATCGAGTTCGACCGGGAATCTCAATTCAGTTGCCATTTATCCGCCTCCTGTCCATTTCTTTAGGATTTCTTCATCCTCCGCTGTGTACTTTTGCGGAAGATTTATAATCTCGCGGTTCTGCCTTAACCACTCGCGTTCATATTTTTCAAGCTTCTTGCCCTTTGACAGCTTTGACCGGATATTGACGATCTGCGCAAATGCACATTCGCCGCCGATCTCCATATAAGCGCCCATAAAAGTCCACCAATGGAGATATTCAACGGCGCGGCTTTCAAAACCAAGCACACGGTTAACCGGCGCGATGATATAAGGGAAGTCCTTTTGCCAATCAACAAGCCGTGCGGTTTTCTTCCCGCTCGGCTGTCCCATGTCAATGAACCAAAAGCATTGCTTGAGCGCTTCGGCGTAATCCGTGACGCTCTCCCAATCCTCGATTATCGTTTCTATCGTCGCTTGTGCCTTGTCTGTGTCCGAAAAATCCGGGTCATTCAGTACTTCGATAAGCTCAAGAATCACCCGGTAATCTGTGCGTATTGCGTACTCGCTGCCTCCGATGTTAAGAGAAGTAGGCAGACCGTATGTCATTTTTTCTTATTAAAACGCGCAAGGTACTTTTGCAGCTTCGGATTTGTCTTTTTCTTTTCTGCAACAACAGTGTCGTCCATGTTTTCTATAAGGCACATGATGAGGTTAAACCATACCGGAGTACCACCGGCAAGGGCATACACGTTCATGTCGCCGAAAACAGGTGTACACACGTCTGTATCGAAGAGCGTGTTTATCAGAGTTTTCATCTCTGCGTCCATCTCGCGCGCAGTCTTGAATATGTCCTGTAGATTTTCTGTGGTTTTTAGCATGCTCTGGTACTTTTCTTGATGCTTGTCCATTGCATCAAAAACCATAAAGACGCGCTCTATAAAGTTCATGTCCGTAAGGTTTATCCATACAGATACTTTATCGTTAATGGAAATTTCCTGTATGCCGTCATCCGGCCTAAATACAAGTTTTTCCGCCATGTTAACCTCCTTAATTAGTTAAGGGCGCGTATAAAACGCGCCCCTGTTGATTATGCTGCCGCCGGTGTAAACTCGATTGCGCCGTTACTGCCCTTGGTGGCGCTGCCGATAGTGCGTTTGCCGCCGAAAGTGACAGTTATAGGCATACCGGCACTGCCGCCGCCCTCGCCGCCGAGACCTGTTACCTCGATCATGCTGGATTCGTAGCGCTCGGCAAACCCGGCGTAGCCGTGAACGATCAGCATATCCTGTGCCGCAAGCGCCATAGCGTCTTGTTTGACAACTGCGAGTTTCCAGATGTGCTGCTGTGCGGCGTCGCCGCTGTCCATTTCGCACGGCTCGAAGCTCTGCGTGATAACAGGCTTTTTCATAGTGCCGTAGGTATCGCCGAGTATGTCTTTCTTGCTCTCGGTAGACCAGTCGTATTCCTCGGAGCTGTCCTCGACGCGCTTACCGAGCGGAGACCATACCGGACTTTCATTAGTGCCGGTATTAAGGTAAGCAATGAGCAGTTCACGGGCTACGGCCTGTCCCGCCGTGGTAGTCCATGTATATTCAGTCATTCTTAAATCACCTCGTAAAGTAAAGTTAAAAGGATCTGATGATCCTCAACATCGCCCTCATATCGGGCGAAAAGTGCCGCCGCCGTATCGCGCTTGACCTTCTTAACGGTAATGCCGTCGGCTATGGTCAGACTGCCGCTGTTCTGCTCTGCCCATTCGCCGTATTTATCCAGCACCTCGTCAGCGGTTATGCGCTCGTCGGCGTCTGTTGCCGTCGTGCGGTAAATGATTTTGAACTGGTACTGTGCCTGATATGTCCCGTCTATAAACTGTTTGGTCTTGTACGCCGCCTGTATGGTGGATATACAAAGACCGCTGCTCTTGCCTAACCATTCAAAGTCAAGCTTGGACAGCGGTTTATTTGGGTACGTATTCAGCCATTTCCGCACAGCGCGGCTCACATCTGCGTTTTCCGACGCAGATACTAACGTTTTCGGTTTTTCTTCTTTATTCAAGCCACAACTTCACCGCTCTTTCTCCGACAAGCGCCCACTTCTCAGCGTTTTCTTCATAAGACGCTTCCATCCAGTGTGCTTGTGCCTTTGGATGCATATCCGTTGTAAACACAAGGTCTTTATCAATCGCGTGGAGCTTTGCGCCCTTGCGATGTCTCCAGCCCACGTCCTTAATATACACTGCGTGACGCCCCATTTCGTCTACCATGACCTTACCGGCATATAAATACGCGGCCTGATCGCCGGTATAAACGATCTCATTACCGTCGACACGGGCGAGATTGGAGAATGCCCCGGTAAGCGCCGGGACATAAGGCGTCGTGTCTTTGAGCGCCTGTGTAGCAACGACGGCTTCGGCAGCGGTGCAAGCTGCTTTGAACTCGCGCCCTTTGATAACCTTGATCTTGAGCGTGATTTTCATTTGCCACCCACCTGCCAGTGAGCCATATCCCCGCCGAAGTCCCGGATATCGACCGTGGACACATCATAGACATATTCATGCGCCTGCCGCAGCTCCTTTAGGCTCATTTGCTCTGAGATTTCGCCCTTGGCAAAATACGTCGATGTGGAGCTGCTTTCGCCGCCGCTGTCAAGCGTCCAGAACTCGCCGGGATTGTCAGCCGCATAGAACGCTTTCGGCTCCTTATAGCGCTTCACATCGCCCGTGGTGCTTTCTGCCGTGACGGTGAACGGAATATAGAGCGTCGCCGCGTCCGCGTCTGACAAGCCCGTTTTCGCGATGTTAGCGCCCTTTGAGATATCGAGCAGCACACCGCGCAGTATCGTGATGTTATAGTGCTTGTCGAGGTCGTCATCTTCCCATACGTTAAAAACAGTCACAACATGAGGGAACACAACAACCACCTCCCCGGTATAAAAGTCCGGTGTGTCCGAGATACTGCATTACGATACCGGCAAGCGTCTCACGCGCTGCCGCTGCCGTCTCCGTGCCGCTTTTATATGTCTTGCTCCAAGCGCCCACGGTCTGGCTCTGTAGCTCGCCGCCGCTCATGCTCTGCGTCTGCGCGTTCTCGATGATCTGATATTGTTCAGCAAGCGCACAGCAGCACATTTTCAGCTCGTCGCCGGTGTAAGTCTTGGCCTTGTCGCGCGTGTAATAATCCAAAAAGGAGCTTGCCCGCGTCGATGCACGGGCAAACTCCTCTTCGGTTAGTGCGCTGCCGAGATAGGTGGTCGTGTAATATGTGTAATCAGCATACATCACGCTCACCCCCGGTTATCAGGTCTGAGCCGTAACAGTCGCGTTACCGGCGTTCTGCGCTTTACCGGTTGCATCAGCCTCAACGATGGTTATCTTGTGGCCGGTCGTTGCGGTGATGTCACTGTGACCGTCCCAGTCGTTCCACTTGCTGACATTCTGCCCATAAGTGACGGCGGGCGCGGTGCTCGCGGCGGTCTTATACTTATAGACGTTGGTCGCTTTCTCCTTGGCCGGGGTTACGGTGATAGCAGTTGCACCGCTTGCAGTGCCTGCCGCAGACTGCACAGTCAGCGCGCCAAGAGTAGGCGTAGTGTCGACGTCGACAACGGCGATACCGTCTATGTACTCGGCGAACAGAGTAACGCCCATGATCGCGTAGGCCTCAGACACGGCAGTGCTGTAATTGCCCTGAGTGTGGAAGCCCAGCAGCGGAGTTTCGCCGTCGACGGTGTACTCAAGACCGGCACGGGCAAAGTCGCTGTCAGCGGGATCGACGTAGTACATCACGATGTTTTCGACCGGAGTAGCAATAACGCGCCCGCGCGGAATTTCGCCGTCAGCAAGCAGGAACACGGTATCGTAGCCCATGAAGTTCTTGATGTAATTGAAACCGAACTCGCTCTGTACGGTTATCTGAGCATTGCCGAGGTAGTCATACAGGTCAAGGACGTTGACGAAACCGACGACCTTAGAGGCGGTGCGGTGCATCTGCTTGAACTTGTTGACAACGCGCCCCATTGCCATCGCAAGGGCTTTCTGCCAAGAGGTTTCCTCGGAAGCAAGCTCGCCGCCGTTGAGGTACTTGTAAAAGCGATCGGTAACGTTGGTCTGAAGCTGGAAAAGGAATTCGTCATCGGTCATCTGAACGGCCACATCGTAGCCGTAATCCTTGATGGATTCGATGGAAACAGCCTTTGCGAACTTCTCAATGGTGATGGTCGCATAGTCCTTGGTCTTGACCTCTGCCTTGCTGTAGGGGATTTCCTCGCCCTCGCCGATGTTTCCATTTTGCAGGGTAATAGTTGCATACTTGGACTTGAGCACAGTGCCGGGGGCTTTCTTGATGGGGCGCATGATGCCGAGGATTTCACGCAGATGCTCCCAGTTGCGCCCGAAGCGGGTTACAAAGTCGATTTCTCTTGCCGATACGGAAATATCGGCTGCTTTGGTAAGATTTTCTTTAGCCATAAGTTATCCTTTCTGAAACAGTTCATAGTTTTCAGCGATTGCTTTCTGACGTGCCGCAGCGTCCTTAATTTCAAGAATCTGCTTGCGCGTCATTCCGCCGCCGCCGTTTTCCAGAGAAGCGCCGGTATCAACGCGAGCGCGGCGCGGCTTGTAATCCTTGAGGTATTCATCCGCTGCCGTTTCAAAAGTCACGTCGTCCGTCACTTTCTGCGCGATTTTGAAGACATAGTAATCAATGTCATCCGCCTTAACGCCTTTACCGGTCAGGTACTTTTCACGCTCATACTGCGTGTTCTTGGCCGTCAGCTCGTCAAGCGACTTTTTCAGCTTGCCGTTGTCGTCCGTAAGCGCCTTAATCTTGTCCGCTTCGGTCTCCTGTGCTTTCTGCCATTCGCGGTACTTGGTAAGCTCCTCCGGAGTGGGCATACCCTCGCGCTCGCGCTTGAGGCGTTTGTCAATGATCTTGTCAACTTCTGCCTGAGTAAACGTTCGCTCAGTCTGATTAGTCTCGGTGCTGCCGCTATTTTCGGTTGCGTTTCCGTTTATGATCTCTTCTGCCATTGGTAATCCCTCCGTTTACCGTCCGTCGACGTATTCCGTTTCGTGCCCGTCGGCATATCAAAAAGTGGCTATCGCATTTCTGCAATAACCACTGAATGAACATATTAAAATAACGTTTCGCCTAAATAGAACGGTGGCCCATCGGGGAACCATTCCGCAACGCTTGAAACGTTGGCTTGCGCTTCGCTCGTCGGCGCAGCGTTTCCGTGTTGGCGGCGCAAGCGGGACTCGAACCCACGATAACGGCGTCAAAGGCCGTTGTGTTACCATTACACCATTGCGCTATATATTGCATGGCCGCTATTGAGCAGTAGCGACGCGGTATTTATATCCCCCACCGCTTGGGGCATAGAAAGGAGAAGAAAGGAAAAGGAGGTGTATTCGCTCTCTGTCATGCTTTTAGCTGCATCATTTTAAGGCTTTCAGCAGTGCTTTAGATTCATCCGCGCCGAACTCCGGGATGTTGCCCCGCTCGAGCTGTTCCCGTAGCCCTGCCGCCTTGCTGAATGTGTGGTATTCGTCGTTTAGGCGCTTATAGCGTACCGCAAGGCTTGTGTATTCCTCGTCATCGCCGCGCGCCTTGGCCGCTATTGCCTCGCGCTTGACCTTGCGCAGCGCCGTTTCAATCTGCCGCTGTTTCTGCGTCGCTTCGTACATGGTGTATTTCCTGCCCTCGAACTCAAACGGCGGCGGATCAAGGTTTTCTAACTCTTCGTCGGTATATGTCCGCTCTGAAACACCCTCAACCCATGCATGGTACAAATGACGACAGTTAACGCCGCATAGGCCGTCCACTTGGCCAAGCCCGCAGACTTCGTATATCGACGGGTATTTGTCTTTGGCGTATATCGAATATACGCGGCCTTGCCATTTCTTGTGGCTGCTCCACGGATTTGGATAATCCTTATCACGTGCGCCCCTGTGTGCTGTGACCTCTCTATAAGGCGTATTAAGCAGTTCGGCGGTCTGCTCGCTGTACTGCCGTGACAGCTGCGTTACCCCTGTCATAACCGCCCGGCGCGCTGCGACGTCAACGCGGTTATGCCACCCGGAAGCATATTCGATGTACTGCACCCCACTGTCTGTGAGCTGCTTTGTCGCCTCTCTGATAGCCACGTTATAGCTAATACCGCTCTGCACTTTCATAAGCGCATCATCAAGAACGCGCTCATACATACCGTCGAGATCAAGCATCTGAACACGCCCGGTTACACGCACGGCAAAGCCCATTGTGCGCGTAATGTTGCGCAGCTCGCCGCTTGTCTGCGCGGCTATGGCTGCTATCGTGCTGTCGAACGCTTCACGGTTAAAGCCGGTCTGATCCGTTACAACAGCATCAAAATAACGCTGATTCTCGCCCAGCGCGGTACTCCAAGCCTTGGAGAATTCCGCGTCGGTGAGTTTCAGCGTTTTCTTGATGTATTTATTGATGTTGTCGAGGTCATAACCGTTCTTCAACAGTTGCTTTATATGCCGGATCGTCGTTGCCGTCGCCGTCTCGTTATACTTGAACCGGCTGCATATATCGGCTATGAGGTAATCGGCGAGCCGTTCATAAAGAACGACGATAGCCTCCGGAAGCTCCTGCATGAACTCCGGCGTAATAGGATACTTCGGCATTACTCATTTTCGCCTGATACAAGGCTTTCCATCTTTGGCAACGCTGCCTTTGCGGTCGCCTCATCCTCGTTCATGTGCTTCATGCGGAACTCATACGGCTGCATAATGCCCATCTGCACCATACGCGCATCACGGTTAAACTCGGTCTCCTTATCCTCGATTATCGAGTCATCGAAATCAATGCTGATCTGCACATTCTCATCTAAACCAGCATCCATGTATGTGTTCCCAAGTCTTAAAACCGTTCGCGTAAGCTCTGTGAGGACGCTCCGAAGTATGATCTCATGCTTCGTTATCGTGCGGTACATCTCGCTGTTCTCGCTGATGATCTGCGTTGCTGTTGATACGCTGCCGTTATCATAACGGTAGTGGTTTTCGCCAAATCCGCAGCGGCTTGACAGTATATTAAGCATATCCTGCATACCAGCGTTGTGCGCCGCCGCTCTGATCTCCATGTTTGTTTCATGGATAATTGAGCTCGGATCGCTATCTTCCGGCAGGACGTAGAATGTGACGTCGTTTGGGTCAAAGTACGGATTGCCGTCAATGTTCTTAACCGCCTCCGGCTTGACCATGATACGCTTCTTGCCAAGTACGAACTCATTCACGTAGCTGTCATAGGCTATATCACAAGCCTTGAGCTGATCTATGGCGTTCGCATACACGGCTATGCCCAGCGGAAGCGTGTTGTCGTAGTTGTTGACGATGTTCAGCCGGTCGATGACAAATAGCCGCTTGTCGCTGCCCGTCTCGACCGTCTTAGGGACATTTTCAAAGCCCCTTATGCTATGCATATCAATTTCCGTGACGCTCTCTTTGTCGAGCTTTAGCAGCGCGTTTTCGATTCTATACTTGCCGTCGACAAGGTGATGAATCTGCACGTAGGCATAATCCTGATCGTCTGTATAGACGTGTGAAGCAAAAGCACATTCCGTTATCTCGCGGTTCTCCCATGTGATAGGGTATATCCTGTCGCCGGTCACGTAGTCCATCTTTATCCCGTCAGCCTCACCGGTGAGTGTGCCTGTATCACTGTCAATAGCCGCGCCGACTATGCGAGGGATGTATGCAGTAGTGCCATAGCAGCTTTTCAGCTCCTGCATTTCGGATATGCGCACATCAAAGTTGACCTTTGTGCAGAAATCGTCCCAAAACTCTTGTTCTTTCTTGCCCTCAAGAGTTATTTGTACTTTTTCGTTCATCAATAGGTTTGCCCAGTCTTCGCAGACTTTCTTAGCCATACCCATTGAAAAACGTTCGCACTCGACTTTTCCGCCCTGTCCCGTGCTCACCATGTAATCATGGAATCCCTTGACCTTGCCGTCATACCATGACTTCCACTGTTTAATTTTGCCGTAGAACTCCGCCGGAGCTGTTTTATACCCTTTGTCGTTAAGGTACTGTATAATCGTCATGCGTTACTCCCGAACTTATTAAATACGCGCTCAAGTGAATAGCGCGTCGCGTCGATGGTGTGGTTATTCTCGTCGGGATAACCGCTCATAACATCGCCGTCCTTGTTTCTCTCAAACTCATAGTGTAAGAACTCTTTATAAACTCTCGGCGTTCTCGCGGGGTCAATAACAAGCTTGCGGCTTTGTAGCCACTTCATGCCATACTCAACGCTGCCGGGGCCTTTAACTGCAAGCTTCGCCGGAAGTCCCAAGCTTCTAAAGTCATTAACCGACTTCGGTTCTGCACTATCGCAGGTTATATAGGCATCGTCATAGCCTTTTTCTTTGAGCTTCTTCGCGTTTTCCTCGTTGCTGGTCTTGTTATTTACTATCTCGTCAATAAACGTGATAGCCTCGCGCGTCCTGTCGTAGTTCAGCCGCACGAAAGCGAACGGATCGGGATACCAACCCCAGTCTGTCCCCTGATAGATATGGTCAAACCGGCTGATTTCCTCATCCGTGATTGTCCTGATTTCAATATTGTCAAATACATTACCGCCGTCGCCGTTTGGTATGCCCATGTACTCATGCTCATAGGCTTTCGGGTCGACTGTTTTAAGGTGATCGGCATCATCTATGAATTTTTGCCCTAACCACTCCGGCGGCGCATCAATATACGTTGAATGATGTACTATCCTGTTAGGGTTCGGCTCGCGCAGCTCTTTGTTTACCCAGTTATCGCGGCTTTTAGGCGGGTTATAGCTTGCGAAGTCATACGACAGTGCGCCGCCGCGTAGCACCGATTGTTTTACGCTTCGTTCTTCCTCTGCGCCGCTCAGTTGGTCGCGCTCCTCTATCCAGAGTATGCCGATGTAACCAAACGGCGGCTTTATCGACTTTAGCTTGATAGGATCGTCACAGCCGCGAAAGTAAATGATCTGCCCAGTCTTTTTATAGACTATCTCTATCGGGTTTGCCTTACACTGAAACTCATCATCAAGCCCCAGCGCGTGGATCGCCCATTTGATCTGTGAGAAAACAGAATCCTTGAGCGTGCCGCCGACCTTACGCAGCACACAAGCGTGCATTGTCGGATTGTTTTTCAGCAGCTCAACGACTTTGAGGGAGACGTAAGACGACTTTAAGCCGCCTCGGCCTCCCTCAAATATGTATGTTTTATTCGGTTCTATGTTGCGGTTGATATCGACGAACGATTTGCCCATGAGATATGCCGGGATGTAAAACGGCTTTTCGTCTGCCGTCTGCACATCTGTCCAGCTCTCCCACTTCTCAACCGCCTTATCCTCGCCTTGTATTGCCCGACGATAAACACCAGCGACAACTGCTGCATTGCCGTTCATGTCCTCGTCGTCTATTGCAAGCCCGCTCTTTTCAATCTGCGCTTTCAGCTTGTCCGGCGCAGGCGCATCGGCAATGGCTCTCGCGATGCTTTGCAGCGTGCTCCGCTTGGCTCTCGCTACACCGGAGGCAATGCCCGCCCTTTTGGCATTTTCTCGGCGTTCGCTCGGTGTTCGTTTGTCGTTTGGAATTAAATTCGCGTCCTGCTTGGGATTGCGTGGCATCTACCTCCCTCCTCTAATTTGCGCATAAAAAATCCGCTGCCTTTTCTGACAACGGATTACTTATGTTGATGTTTGTTTAGATTTTAATGTTGCGGACAGGCTTCCCCGCACCGCTGCAAACGAACTGCATCATGCTCATAATCTGTCCGTTTTTCTTATGCACCACTAACGGCGTTGCTTTCCCGCCTATAAAATCGTCTCCGACGTCCTTGCGTGAAAAAACGTATCCGTTTTCCCACTCCTCGCAAGAACCTATTTCGTCTTTCATATAGGTTTTGTTCGCGATTTCATACGCTTCTTCAAAAGTAATCATCTGCGTGCCCCTCCTTTTTGAACATCAGATTATTTTCTTCTATTCCTTGGCGTTTTTCTGATAGCTTCCTTTGCTGTGTCTGAAAAACCCAGATTGTCAACTCTTGCTACTTTAGTTTCTCTTGTCCTGATAGCATCAAACAACGCTTTCGGGCTTACGATGCTCCCGTCTTGCCCGTCGTAATAATAAGTGTTGTTCCCTCGCTGCACAACGTTGAGCACGTGCCCGGACTTGGCGTTTTTCCAATATACCGCCATAATCGCCCTCGCGCCGTTGCCATATCCGCGCATCTTTTCCTCAAGCGCCTTTCTTGCGGCATTGGCTGTTGTTCTGCCAACGTCCTCAACATTCGCCCCAACAAAGTTTTTCGCCCAATTCCCCGAACTCGGCATTGTATCTCCGTCATAGGTCGGCTGCGCTATAACATCATACCCTCTGAATCGAGCCTCCGTTGCTATAACTGCCCTCTGGCAATTTTCGTTATACTCGCGCGCAGTTCTCGCCCTATCGTAAAATGGATTTGCTTTCATAATGGCATCACGAGTCGACATCGGTCTTCCCTTTTTGCCTAAAGCCTCCGCGAGTGTTTTAGGTGAGCCGGGCATCATGTCCATAGGCGCGTTGCCGCCACCGCCGCCGCCACCGCCGGGATATGATCTCGGTATTCCGCTATTTGCTCCTCTACCGCCCATTATAACACCATCCTCAATTTATATCAACGTCGCGGAATCGCTCCGAGTTGTGATTTGCAATATATACCGTCTTACACGGAAACTCATAGCCGATATCTCCGCCGTAGACAACAACGCATTTCGGCTTGAGCCTGTTTATCGCTTCATTCATGCCGGATACCCATATTGCCGCTGCATCTTCGTCCTGTTTAACACCTATCGTGCTGACCGATACCGTGCCGCCTTGCGGCAAGCCATCAAAGCAAAAATCATAGCTCCGCTCATCTGACCATGAGAGCGTAGGAATTACCGTTATTCCCACGTCCTGCATTTTCTGGCCTATCAGGCGGGAACGGTAGACGTTCCATATCTGCATGGCAAGCGGCATATCCATGTACAACGAGAAATCCGGGGTTAATGTGCAGTCGAACATTGCAAGCCTGTCCATATACTTATCCGGTGTGTTCCATATCCGTTCAAACTGATAGTCGTCAATGTAAAAATGTATGCCCTTGGCGAAATCGTCTTTTGTGAGCATATAATTGAAGCTTATCAGGTCTTTCGGGACATGATTTGTGGCTTGTATAACCGGCATATCATACGCACCGGCGACGCGCGTGTTATCGTAGTCGTGGAGATTAACGCTGTTGTATGTCCGCTCCCGCTCGTCGCCGTAGTATTCGTCATCGTCCGGCAGCTCAAATCCGAAGTCTGTCATGTCTATCCCGGTGATCTCGCCAAGCTCGATATCCAGCAGCTTGAAATCCCAATCCGCAAGCTCTGATACCTTATTGTCAGCAAGACGAAACGCCCTTATCTGCTCGTCACTCAGATCGTCCGCAATAATGCACGGTACTGTTTTCATGCCGAGTTGCTTTGCGGCTTTCATCCGCGTATGGCCGCAGACAATAACACTATTTTTATCGATGACGATCGGCACTTTGAAACCGAACTCACTGATCGACGCTGCTACACTCTCAACCGCCGCGTCGTTCTTGCGCGGGTTTCTACCGTACTCCTTTAATTTTGTGACCGGTATATCATGTATTTCCATCTCCATAGCCCCCTCCACTGCTTATGGTGTCCCTCGCCGTAGCTACTCCTACTCTTTGGGCGGTGTGAAAAGGAGGTAAAACCACCGCTGTGTCTGCGCAAAAGAGCGCCGGTATCTTCCGGCGCTCTTCATAGCTATTCACGCTATCATTATAACACTGTTTTCAGAAAAATCACTGTCACAAAACTCGCATTTTAACTTGCGCCGTACCTCGCAGTACAGTAATCTGTCAGTGCGCGTTTGGCTTTGCGCCATACAGTGCTATCATCGCAGTTCAGCTCATCACATAGCCGCTGTGCGCCGTTCCTCTGCTTGTCTATGTAAAGCACCTCAAGTATTCGTCGCTCTTCGTCGGCAAGCTTATCAAGCGCCTTACAAGTCAATTCGACCTCTTTTTCAGCAAAGTGCAGGTTAGCCGTCAGCAAGTCAATAAGGCAAATGCTGTTATTAAGCCTGTCGTCGTAGTTGCTCCCGCCGCCCTGCACCGGTGTTGAGTCTGTGCATGCGCTTTTAATCGCCGTCATCCGCTCGCGCTCAAGGGCTATGTCGCTTGGTATGGATTCAATAGCCGCCTCGTTCTTGCGGAGATTGTACAAGTCTGTCTTGCATTTGAGTTTCCAGAGTTCAGTCATTGGCCGCCTCCCATGTTATAACCAGCTTTTGTAGCTCCACTGTCGTAAGCAGCGCATACGCCGCATTAAAAGCGTCTTGCGCTGTGGTATTGGAGAACTCCAACACGCCGTTTATTGGTATTCCCGCGCCCATAGGCGGTTTGTTTGGCTTTTTAGCAGGTTCCATGACCTGTTCTATCGGCGTTGCAATCTCCGCCACCGGCGACGGTTCTTCACTCATGTCCTGCATAACCTCGTTCGTGCTGTTTACCCATGCCCAAAACTCATCGTTTCGCCCCGTGCGTACCTCGCTTACGTTGCCCCTAAAGGGTATGCCCAGTTCCCGGAACATATTGCAAACCGTATTCCGACTTATGCCGAACATCTCGGCAAGCGCCGCCTGCTGCGGATTGTACTTGCTTATGATCGCGCTTAGATATTCACGCTTGATGTCGTCCGGCATTCGCTTGAACTGTGCCCACTTCATAGGGCTGTTGAGGTTATAGCTCTGTACTTCTCCGTTCATCTTATCACGCTCCTTTTTCGTCATATAATCAGACGGCATTTTGACTCTGCCGCCCTTTCCGGCGTGGGAGCGTTTATTGAAGCTCCCACGTGCTACGCGTTTCCGGTCTGCACATTCAGAGCGGAACACGTATTCTTCATCGGTCATTTCCCTGTGCTCCTATCAGCGGCCAGTTGAGCCAAAGCCGCCATTACCGCGTTCGGTGCTGTCGAGGTGGTCTACAATCTCAAGTGCCGGTGTGATTATCGGCATAATTACAAGCTGGCTGATCTTATCACCCTTGTTGACCTCATAAGCGCTTTGGCCGTGGTTATAGAGCTTGACACAGATGCTCCCCGTGTAACCGCTGTCTATAACCCCCTCGCTGGTTATGTCGTGCTTGACGTTCAGCCCGGACTTGCTCTTGAGCATACCGACGTAGCCCTCCGGTATCTCGATATGTACGCCGGTATCAATGACGGCGCTGCTGTACGGCGGCACATAGGCTCTTATAGGTGAGCGCAGATCATATCCCGCGTCAAGATCATGCGCACGTTCCGGCAGGTAAGCGCCAGGGTCGATTACAATTTTCATTCGTCCTCCTTATATTCCGGGCACTTTATCACATGATAGCTGGTATTTTCGTGACGATAACCCTTTAGCGTGGTTTTCCTTGCTTTCCAACCCTCAACCGGCTTAAACATGATCGCGCCGGTTTCGGGGTCACGCGCCGTCCATGAGCATCCGCCCGTTGCGTTTGCACATGACCAGCACAGTGTTAATTTGTACACTTGTTTCACCTCACAGATATCTCTTTGCTTCTTTGTGCGCTATGCGCACCTCGGTTTCAATGAGCGTGTGGGAATAGCCTAATATCTCGGCTATCTCTCGGTATGTTTTGCCGTCGTAGCGATACCGCAAGATTTCACGTTGCCTGTCGGTCAGACTATCCCACCAAGCTTTACTGTCGCACCAGTCCACGTTTTTTGCCCCAGGCAAGACTTCTTCAAGCTCATACTCGCCGCCGGATTTGTCACGTATCGGTGTGCTGAGAGAGATCGTTTCCTGCGCTCTTTTTGTGCGCTTCGAGCTGCGCCATTCCTTGATTATGTCGCGCCGGATGTAAGTGTACGCGAGAGTAGATAACTGCCATTTCCCCGGCTTGAAGTCTTGGCAAGCTCGCCATAATGCCATTCGCGCAGTCTGCAAAACATCTTCGTCGTTGGCAAGCGTTGGGAAGAACCGGAGCAGACATTTTCTTGCAAGCTTCTCGTTTGCTATGTATAGTTCCTCACAGCTTGTGTTGCTTGCCGTCTCTGGTGACGATTTTGATATCATATCTTACCTCACGCGGTGCATAGTATTTGCCGCAGGCCGCTTTAAGTGCGGCCTCTTGTTTGGCTATGGCATATTCGTTGTCTTTGGTGTCGCCCTTTTCCAGTTCTCGAATTTCCGTGTACTTGGCATTAAAAGCGTCATGGAAGCGCTTCAGCCGTTCTTCGCCGAACCCGAAGCCCTCAGCAAGTGCGAGACAGACCGCATCAAGCGTCTGCTGCTCGGTGTAGGCGATTACCTTAATCGTCCACAGCTCGCGTTCAGCCTTTTGCCGGGCGAGTAGTCCGCTTTTACTCATGGCTGGTTCTCCTTTCGCCACGGGAGCAAAAATCGTCAGGCGTTACCCTAATTGCAAATTGAGGGTGTACATTGCACCTGCCCGCCGAATTGGAGTAATGTTTGCAACCCTCGCATCGAATCACAGGGGGCAGGGGTGCCGCACTGTCAGGGACTGTATCTGGCAATACAGCAGATATGACTTTGAAACCCCCGTATTCTTCGTATTCAACCATTGGTTTCCCCCTCTTCAAAATAATTCATAATAAAACACTATCGACTTTTCATGCTCTGTGATGTTGCCATAAGCAAGGCCGACCTTGTAGATGTAATTGTCTCGGAGCTTTTGCGGAATTTCCCGGATGTATCTGCGAAACGTTTCAATGCTGTTTGCCCGCTTATAATGGTTACACATCCGGCACGCCGGCATGAGGTTCGAGATATCGTCGGTTCCGGCATCCTCTGTGTCCCATGCTCTCAGCGGTCGAAAGTGGTCAACCTGCATATCCTTGTAGGCAATCGGTCTACCGCAATAGGCACAGTGTCCGGCATATTTCCGATAGACGGCCTCGCGGGTCTTTTTACTTACTGCCATGTTTGCCCTCCTTTCCTTGTTCCTCCGCCTTTTTCAAGGCGTTGAACACCATCACGTAAATCTCCATTGTCATATCATCCGTAACCGGGATAAGCGGCGCTACGAAGTTCCAACAGTCCATATAGGTCAGCTCACTCACGTGCGTCCTCCTCGTCTTCAAAGCGTTTGAGGCATTCGCGCAGCTCCGCGCATACCCACCCCGCAAGATAGAGAAGTGCTAACACGCCCTCCATGCTATCGGTTCCGCCATACAGCCAATCCACCATTGCAAACATAACGTCCTCATCAGACATAGTTTCCGGTACTTCGTCTGGTTGCACGTATTGGCGTATAAGCTTTCGTGTCAAATCAAGTAGGGTTATGTCTGTGCCGTTCTCTCCGTATCCGCGCACCCACGTTTCTCCGTCTTTGGCATAGAACAGATTCAGCGACTGTTCTAAATTGCCTTGCGGAGTATCGGTTGTAAGTCTCATGTTGTTTTCCTTTCTCCGCGCGAGCAAAAATCATCATCCTTGCCCAAATCGCAATCTCCCACGATATCGCAACCTTGGAACTGGTAGCCGCCTCGTCTCATACGTTTGTCAGAATACCACTTTTCAACTCGATGTTTGCAGTCTCGGCAATGCACTACCGGCTCAACGTCAGCGGTCGGAATCCGCTTGATAAGCTCTATATGGTACGGCGTGATTCCGAACATCTCCGGGGCTTGCAGTGCGTCAATCACCTCTTGCCGATCCACGTATTCAGTCATATAGTGCTCTCCTTTTTTCCCCTGCTTCCTTTGCCACTGCGCCGTAACACCGCGCGAGTTTTTCAATGCAGTCATCGCAGATCCAGTATTCGTGATACTTCGTTGAAAGGCGCTTACCATCGTGATACCCTGTCTCCGGTACTGTTAGTTTGAGGACGAAGCCCATCTTGTGACAACCGGAGCAAACGCAGTTGTCCGTATCGCTGAGATAGCCTCGAAACTCCACATCTGGGAGATAGTTAACGCCAGGTTCATTCATCATCCAGCGCCGCATTTTTTTGATGTATTCGGTCATCTGTTTTCCTCCTTTATTTCTTCAAGCCTCACGAAAACATCCCCAATGTCCCCGTAGAACTTATGTACTTCCAGCTCCGTGACTTGGCTATCGTCGTCATAGGCAAGTCCGTTGAGCGCGTCGAGTACAATCTTAGCGATGTTGTCACAGTCCGGCTTTATCGTGCAGGGGATTTCGCCGCATGTCTTAGCGTCTTGCGTTTTCTTGCTGTCGCGCTTCGACACGGGATATCTCGCAAGTATCACCGCTCTTATAGCTCCGTTCAGCCTAACCGCCCCGGAACGCCGCCAACACCAACGTACAAGCTCTTCATACTGCGTTGTCTGACTTGGGGTATATGCGTGTCCGTCTCGCCTTACTCGCGGCCTTGCCTTGCCCTGTGGCTTGCCGGGGATCGTAAAATGTGTTTCCATCGTTTACCTCACAAATAGTTTTTTCCGAACCGTCCCCGGAAATCTCCGGTGTCCCATCCGTAATGTTTCATCGCCTCGCGCTGTCCGCAGCGCTTGAGCAGCGCATCAAGGGCGGCATCGGTATGGTGTAATGTCATGTGGCAGTCGTGGCAGAGTAGCACCCATAAGCCCAGCGCTTTTGATTTCTTGCGGTATGCCCCGTGGTATATCTCATGCCGGTCAAGCTTGCCCTGCTGTGTTGCGCAGAACCAGCAGCCGTTTATATCCTGCACGATTGACGGGGCATATCCGTTTCGGTCGAGCGTCACGCCGTATTCGTTAGTCATAGCGTCCCCCACTGTTCCGCCATTGCCGCCGCTATACCGGGGAATGTTTTTGATCGTTCTTTTGCGTCCTCGCCCCGCTTCGCCGCGCCGTATGTGCTCTTGTCCTTGCGCCCAGTGCCCGACGGCACGTAAGGCGACATAGGCTCAACAATATTCGTCGGTGTCAGCGGCGGCAGGTTGCGCAACCAAAGGCGCGTTTTCTTCGTGTACGGGTGCCCGAACTGGTGCGGCTGGATTTCCTGCGAGTGCTCCGGCATTTCAAACACCTTAGATGAAACAGGGTTTTCAACTGCAATATGCGGGATATCCGCATTAAGGAACGCCAAGAAAAACGCTTTCGCCTCAAGTCCCTTGTGGTATCTCTCCATGTCAAGTTCCCCCTTACGCGGGTACAGGCGGCAAGCCCCGGCATTTGACAGATACGTGCAAGGCGGATGCGCAATCAGCAAATCCCACTTGTCTATGTAATGGCTCTGTCCGTCAGACGTGTACATCTGCCCCCCCTGCAAGCACTTCAGCGCGTCGCCCTTAATGTGCCACTCAGGATGCCCGCCGGAGCAATCTTGTATATCGCAACTGTACGCTTCATGCCCGCGCTCCCGGAACGCTATGCACACTCTCTGCGATTCCTCACAGGCTACGAGAACTTTCAATTACATCCCCTCCATAATCATCTGTTGTTCATGCGCCGTCGACGAGCGGACGTTCAAAAGCTGCTCATTTGCCTTGCGGCACATATCCCGCATGATCTCAAATCCGTAGCAGCTCCGCCCAAGCTCCATACACGCACGTAGTGTGGTTCCACTGCCCGCAACCGGGTCTATTACCACGTCGCCGGGGTCAGTGAATATCTCTATGAGCTGTTTCAGCACCGCAACGGGTTTCTGCGTTGGGTGAATCACTGGGATATTCTTATCTTTCTCCCAGTAAAACCAGTTGAATACCATCCGCCCGCCGTTGTTGAACTTTGGAAGCTTGTCTCTGTACAACACGACCGCGTATTCCGTCGCCCCGACTATGCGCATATTCGCCTTGAGCACCTGCGCGGAATAGTTCTTGATGAAAACCAGCGGATATGAGTGCGCAAAGCCGTATTTCTTGCCATACTGTATGACCGTCTGCATCTGCTCGAACGCGCAGAACACGATCATCGCCGGGGCTTTGCCGCGCTCTTTCGGCTCTTTCTTCAAAAGCCGGTTGCAAAAGTGGAAATACTCAGCAATGTTGAAACTTACGTCGGTATTGAAGAACGTTTTGCCCGCCTTACTGCTCTCACCATTGCGGTTGTCACCGCCGATATACCATTCTGGGCTTGACGCATACGCCTTTTTGCCGAGATTGTACGGAATATCTGCAATGACAAGCTGTGCCTTGGGGATGTTGTATTTCTTGAAGTTCTGGAAATTATCGTTGAATAGCTCTATCTTCATTCCCATGCCTCCAACAGTGACTTGATCTCTTCCTCCGGACGTGTCTCTATGCCGAGTGCCTGTGCGTCCTGCACAAGGTTATCTATCAGCATCGACATTTGCCGGGTGTCAAAGTCCGAGCTGCCGTAGAAGATATACAGATTCGTGCAGCCCTTGATTTTGCTTTCCTCCCGCTCGACGCGCCGCCCTATGTGGTTCCGCGTCCATAGCCGTTCCATGCTGTCAACGGCCTTGTCCTGCACGCAAAGCACCTCGCAGATGTTCGGGATGTTCTTCAGCGCCTCGCGGTATACATCCTCCGGGCTTTCCCGAACGGCAAGCGCAATGTCGTTGATAAGCTTCCACGCATACGCATTGGCGTTAAGACTGCGCTTTTTCTTTGCCGGGGATATCTCATACTCCCCCGGCTTAAAGCCGTACACAAAGCGTCGTGCGTCCGGTATCGAAGCGGTAAGTATGAGGTCATTGCCCATGATCCGGGCGCTCTCAATCTTCATGCGCACCTCCCGGCAACGCCGCAAAGCCAAGCTTCCCGGATATTTCGGCCAGCGTGTTTTTTACTCCGGTCGGCAGCGCCATGTACTCCCGCTCTTTTTCAGCCCTCACCGTGTATGAGCGCTGGAAGTTCGACGCTATGACGCTCTGCACTGTCTCCGCGTCCATCATCGCCCATTCTTTCAGCTGGTTAGGACTGCCAACGATCCGCTGAACCACCGGCGGGAGCTTGTCAAACTCGTCTTTCGCGTGATAGATTCCGCGCTGTGTAGCTGCGTTCACAAGCTGCCATGCCTCTTGCGGCGTCATGTCCGCGTTGGTCGTCATGCCTATAAGTCGTTGCTTAATAGCCCCCGGCGGCGGCATGAATCTATCAGCTGACGCGGATATGTGCGCCATCACAGCGGCTTGCACAGCGCTTGCCGGGTCGTCCTCAAAGACCTTAGCCCATATCTTGACCGTGGAGCGGAGCGCATCAGCAGATAAGTTCTTGAAACTGTCCGGATATACCGTCTGCATAATGCCTATGATCTGCGCCGATTCTCGCTCAGTCATCGAAATCCCCCCTCCGTATCATCTCAGCTAACCTGTCAGCCGTTGCTACCGGCGCACTCTGCGTATACCCGCCGCTATAATTGCCGCGCTTTTCCCAAGTGCGCACTGCTGCCCTCCAGTCTTTCATTGGGTTCTTGCCCACACACCAGCCCTTACAGGCGTAGAAGTCAACAAAGCGTTCCGGAACAACGTCATTTCCCCGCTCTTGGCAGTACGCTGCCACCTCGTCAACGGTGGGGGGGACAAAGCGCGCAGCGCGTTTCCCCTTATCCCCGTTAGGGGATATGTCTTTGTCTTTGTCTTTGTCTTTGTCTTTGTCTTGCTCTGATTTCAATCTGATTGCGTCTGATTGAACTTGATTATCTCTGATATCAGAACCAATCAGAGCACGTGCCTTTTCAGCTCCGCCTACCTTGTTTTTGTAGCTCGCGGCCTGTCGGTCTATATCTGCCCTCGCCGTTGCCCATAGAAATCGTTCGTTGCCTTTAAGTTCGGGTTCTATGCCCGTCTCTGCATATTTCAGCATCGCCGTGAATAGCCGCCCGCGCTCTGCGTCTCCGTACAACTCCATTTTTTCAGCGAAGTCTGTAAAGACTTTCAGATACTTCATTGCTTAGTTCTCCAATCTGTACCGTGAGTATCGCGTTGCCTCGCCGTATCTGTTCTTTCCGGTCTCTGTCTCGCCGACTATCGGATAGCCGAGCTTGCGCAAGTCGTTAATGCGGGAGGCAAGCCGCATTATTCCGTATTCGGTCATTGCCTCCTTGCTCGTTATGCTGCCGTAATCGGTCAAGTGCCGGATTATTCTTTCGTTCTGTGTCATAGGTCAAAACGGGAGAGTTTCGCCGTCCGCTTCCAGCTCTTCAAACTCTGGCGGCTCGGCGTTTGTGCCGGTGCTGCGCTTGCTCTCACCAAAATACACACTGTCGGCGATCACCTCTGCGTTTCGGCGCTTGTTGCCGTTCTTGTCCTCCCAATCGCGCATCTGCAAGCGACCGGTTGCAATGGTCATGCTGCCCTTGGTGAAATACTTGCTGACAAACTCAGCGGTCTGGCGCCATACCACGACGTCAATGAAATCGGTCTGCTTTTCGCTGCCGCCGCTCTGATAGTCACGGTCAACTGCAAGGGTGAACGTCACAACCGGCGTTCCCTGCGGCGTGTGGCGCAGCTCCGGATCACGTGTCATCCTGCCCATGATGGTTATTCGGTTAAGCATTTAGCCCTCCTGTTCTGCCGTCTTAACGGCTTTCTTTGCTTCATTGATCTTGGTCATACAGTCGCGGCACAAGCTGCGGCCATAGCTTTTCTGACTGTTGCGTACCACGTCCGCTGGTGTCCAGACGCGCCCGTCCTTGAGCTTTATAGGCTCTATCTTGCTACCGCAATCGGCGCATATTAGAGCCGTCTGTGTGTATCGCTCTTCTGTGCTTGCCGTCTGATCCGGGTCATCGCCGGTGCTGATCTTATAGGCTTTCATCAGCGCGTATTTATCGGCATATGTCATTGCCTTGCCGCTTCCCTTATCCTGGCTGTCTATGCCCTCTGCAAAAGTCGTCGTTTCTATGTATTCTGCCGGATTGTCGATGTTGCAGAAGCGATAGACGGTCTTGATGCGTTCGTAGAACGTCGTTTTCTTCGTTACCTTGCCCTGATATTCGTTCTCGCTTTCGAGTATCTGAGATTCGAGAACGTGACGTTCAGCAGGATAGGAATAAACACCGTGCTTGATTTCAAGCGGCTTAACTGCGTCGATGATATCCCGCTCGGATACGGCCTTATAGCTCTTGCCGCGCCCAGTCTCCACGCTCAGATTCTTTGCGACGGTCTGTAAGTCCGCCGTGATTGCGGCCATGCGCTGATATATGTTTTTCTCTGACATTTCTGCCTCCTTATTTAATTATCACGGATGTGTTCTCCACCAGCTTTGCGCCGGGGATTTCTGCGCCTTGAACAAGCAGAGCTTTTATCGCGACCTTGTTAGCCGCCGGGGCGGTGAATCGGAGCAAGGTGTTATTCCCTGTTTTTTCCGCCCAGTCTATAAAGTCATCTGCAAGCTCAACCTCCTGAGATTTGCGGAATGAAACCGCGCATTTTGCCGTCTGGAATTTCTGCCCTTGCAGCGCGTAATCAAGATAGTCTCTAAGGCGCGCGACCTTTTTCTCTGCTGCCTTGCGGCGCTCAGCAAGCGCTGTCTCTTCGTCCTTGAGCGCCTTTACATCTGCTGCGAGATTCTTGACGTAGCACGCAATATTCTCGATCTTACTCTCTCGCTCCAACATCAGAGCGTCGAGCGCGTCATTATCAACCAGCAGTTCTCCGGTCTCCGGATTAACAGCATTTATAAGCTGTTCTATGCTCTTATCAATTTCGTAAAGTGTCATTTTCACCCTCCGTTGAAACATTTGACGGCGTCCGAAAGTCTTTTGAAGTATTGGCTTTTGCCGTCTATCATTACTTCGTAATCGCCATAGCTCTTATCTGCGTAGTGCTCCATCGTCCAGAAGAGCATTTTGCCCTTGTGTCTATACATGAGGTGCTTTTCTCTCATCCCCTCAAATCGTGAGCAACTCAAATGTTCGGGGAGCACGGCGCAGATATCCGCTAAATCGTATAGGCTCATTCTTCGGGCACTTCCACGATCTCGCCGTCTTTGAGCGTATACCATGTGTCCGCTTTGTACGTCTCGCCGTCAATCTCGAACGACTTAACGCAAGTGCACGGATACCCCTCACCGTTCCACTCGCCATACTCGGCAAGTGTGCACCAAGTACCTACGGGCGCTTTGATTCGTCCGCGCTTGCCCACACAAGCTACCACATTATTAGCGTTTTCAACGGTGATCTGCGCGTCATCGCCGGAGCTGCCGATCTGCGCGCCATAGCCGGAGCTGCCGATCTTCGCGCCATCGCCGGAGCTGCCGATCTGCGCGTATCTGCCGGAGCTGCCGATCTGCGCGCCATCGCCGGAGCTGCCGATCTGCGCGCCATCGCCGGAGCTGCCGATCTGCGCGTATCTGCCGGAGCTGCCGATCTGCGCGTCATCGCCGGAGCTGCCGATCTGCGCGTCATCGCCGGAGCTGCCGATCTGCG